AGGGATTGTGAGTGGTCTTGAAACAATTGGTGATGGACTCGCAGATGCGGGTGAAGATCTGGGTAATGCAGTGGGTGGGGGACTCGCAGATGCGGGTGAAGATCTGGGTAATGCAGTGGGTGGGGGATTCGAAGATCTGGGTGAAGATATAAAGGAAAAGTGTGTCATCATGTAACTAAAATTAAAATCTAAATATAATGTAAAGTCGTGATGTCGTATGCGAAAGCAGTGTCTAATTTGTCATTCAGTTACACGAGAATAGCCGGAAATTTGAGTGTTACGTTCAAAAACGCTATGAATTCTGCTATACCCACAATGCTTACAAATCCAGCTTTAATGAGAAATGTAATGGATAAAAATCCAGATGCATTCACCAAAGTCTTTAAACAAATGGGTGATGCTCCCGGGGGTGCCGACGATCTCGTAACACTCGGTAGAACACTTGACTCATCAACCAAGGCCAAACTTATTACTGCATTCGATGACGCTGGGGACGTTGCCACCAAAGCTAAAATGTTTCCAGATGAAGCTGCTGCAAGTGCTGCTTTGAAAAATAAACCTATAAAATTTAAGGATGGTACAAGTGCGAAATATGGATCAAAGGAATTTTGGGATGCTATAAAGTTAGGTGCAATGATCGGTGCTGGTTATGGTCTACTCAAATGGATTGATGATAAGTTCGAAGACGCCGAGGAAGAATATAAGAATTGTATGGCTGGGTGCCTCCCACATAATTGGGATGCTTACGACCAGGAGGTTATCACATCCTCTGAACTCTTATACAGTAATGCAACAAGCCTTACAGAATATCAAATTACACCAATTCCAAAACAGCCCTATTGTGCGGAGCCGAGTGAAAAATGTGAAGAGTTTTGTGATAAAAAATGTGACGAATTGACTGAAGTGAAACTCCCATTCGCTGATAGTCCATTAAATCCTTTTAACAACGATAGTCCATTAAATCCTTTTAAATGGCTCGAGAGACTTCTACCCGATGGCTTTGATACCACACTAATAAGTGGTGCTTCGAGTGCGTCTTCGTTAGCCGTCGTCGCCTTAGTAGTGATGTCGATGGTGATGAAGAGATAAATTAAACTTAAAGACTTTTACATCCTTTATACCAATGACTATTCTATCGATCGATGTTGGTATAAAGAATTTAGCACTGTGCCTTATCGATGAGGATGCAGGTAACCTCGTGCGGGAATGGGATGTCGATGGTATCCCCCCTCAACATGCAGATGGTGTGTACATATCTTTAAGGGATCACCTAGATGCGAGACCGTGGGTTCTCACAGCCAAGACCATTCTCATCGAGGAACAACCCTCTTTTAATAAGAAAATGGTCTCCGTCATGCACTTTTTACATTCCTACTTTATCATTAAATGTCCAAAAGCTGAGACAATCATTTATCACGCCTCGAATAAGATTCCAGACATCGCTGGTCCGGGGAAGGTACAATATAATAAGAGGAAGAAGGCATCCATAGAGAGATGTGAAGCCTTTATCCGTACAGGACCGACGAATGCACATTGGGTAGACACCTTCGTAAAGTCTAAGAAAAAGGATGACCTCGCGGACACGGTGATGCAGGCACTTTCCTTTGTAAATAGGACTGAAGTCATATCAAAATCCAGAAAGAAGAAAGTTACAAAATTAGTAGCTCGTCGTCCAAATGAAAATCAAAAGAGAACAAAGTATTCCAAATCAAACTTAGCTTGGATTTATTTGAATAAAGTTGAATGTGAAGTTATTGAAAATAATAAAAGATTTATGAAAGACCTGAAAAGGTATTACAGAGACCTAAGTGAATTGATCAAAGAATTAAAATAAACAATGAGTCTCACTATCCGTATGTGTGCTGTGAAGAGGCCGAACATTGACCAGCTGATCAAGGGCAATAAGCGTCTCAAATCCGCTTTTCACTCAAAGAAACCCCTAAGAAATACCCACCGTGTGGCCCTAGATGAATTGGATACATTCTTGGAACTTGTGGATGAAGCCATCGATGCCATGGATGATGCACAAGAAAAGTTAAATAAGCTGTATGATTTCTGTGGAGAAGTTCCGATGGATGATGCTTGTGATTATTAAAGATTAAACCGGTTACATATGTATAATGGAAAAAGTCCTTGATCATGGTTTCGTTCGTCTTGTGGATCACATGCCTCAAAAAGAATTGGACTCATCGATCGTCCAGTCAGCCAGAGTTTCCTATGGTGACGGTACCAAAACCTCTCGTGGAGACCGTGGTCTCATTCGTTACCTCCTACGCCATTGGCACACAACCCCTTTTGAAATGGTCGACTTCAAATTTCACATCAAAATGCCCCTCTACATTGCCCGACAGCACCTTCGACATCGCACCGCAAGTGTGAATGAATTATCCGCTCGGTACTCGGTAGTACCTAAAGAGTACTACGAACCTGATACATACCGTGGTCAGTCCGAAGTGAATCATCAGGGTTCGGAGGGTACTATCGAACTCAAGGACAATCTTGACGATAAAGTGTCCCAACAATTGAGTCAATCATTTGATGTGTATGAGGAGCTCTTGGAGAATGGATGTTGCCGAGAACAGGCTCGGGGAACCCTTCCACAATCCACTTATACAGAATTTTACTGGAAAATTAACCTTCATAACCTTCTTCACTACCTTCACCTCCGCATGGATGCCCATGCCCAACAGGAAATTAGAGAGTACGCGACAGCCATATTCAATCTCGTGAAGCCCCTAGTCCCAATCACGATGGAGGCATTCATGGACTTTAGGGTCAATGCCTTACAACTCACGGGGCCAGAGATTGAAGCGATCGCGAATGGTACAGAGATTCAATCACCCGGAGAACGTCGCGAGTTTCTGGACAAGTTGAAACGCTTAAAATTAAATATCCCTTCATAATAAAAATTTTTATTTTCTTAATATATATAAATGACTAAAATCGCGAATGCGTTCAAATTCGTTACGGGACCCGCTGAAATGTTAATCAAAACGCAACCCATTGTTTTCTCATTAATCATCTTGTATCAGGGTCTTTTTTCGGGTAACGCTATTCAGATCCCAGAGAGACTGAAAGTTCTGTTCGATAATCAAGTGTTTCGGTTTATGTCTCTCATGCTCATAGCCTTCAGTGCTACCCAAGATATTGAATACGCTCTCCTCTCGACGTTAATATTCGTATCTGTTATATACGCTCTCAAAACACCAGAAGAGCGTAAAAAGTCTGGACTTATTTAATATATCCTCTAAAAGTAGAATGAAGATTCATATAGTTGGAGCCGGACCAACAGGCATGTCCCTCGCATGGGAACTACTAAAATCAGGTGATCATGAAGTCACAGTGTATGATAAAAAACTTTCAGCGGGTGGTTCTTGGTGGGAACCCGATGAGAATACTCGAGATCTTCATGCACACCGAATCGTATTCGATCGTGCGTTTGTGAATACACACTCACTCTTTAATGAAATGGGTATCCAATGGAATGATATATTTGAACCTGTTGATAAGAATATATATTCTTTCTTATTTGAATCCCTCCGGGTAACAGATTACGGAGCCCTCATGTCTCTCGCGGCACGAGTACTCACTCAACCCACGAAATATAAGGGTATATCCTTAAAAGAGGCAATGGGAAACCTCTCTCAGAAAGGTCAAACATTTGTTGAACATCTCCCACTCATAATGGATGGTGTAACTTGGGATGTAATGTCCGCCTATGAATTTGTAAAGAGTTTCGATCATGTCGCAATGTCTAAACCTCATACACAGTCAGTTTCTGGTAAAGTGATGTGTGATAAAATGGAACAGGCGCTCATAGATGCTGGTGCGAATTTCATATTTAACACGGAACTCGTCGATATAAAATACGAAGAGGATGCTTTTGTAGCTACATTTTCGGATGGAGTGGAACTCACTGATGATATATTATTTCTATGTCTCGATAATAGTCCTGCTCTTAAGGTGCTTGGAAACAATTGGGGTTCAGATGCAGATAAAAAGGTGAGAGAAAGTACATACGGTGCCATCAATATTCTCCTAGATTATGATGATCCCATGACTCTTTCTGATGATCTAGAAATTGCTGCGAAAACTGAGTGGAACCTTCAACCAGTGGTTCTTGCGGATGGTAAGACTATCTCATGTGTTATATGTGATCTAACGGAAGAAATCCTTAAGACTGACCCGGACACTCTCAAGGTAGAGGTCCTTAAACAACTCAAGCTCCCTGATCCCAAAGTGATACGCATTGGCTGGGGTGCTGAATGGAAAGGTGATAAATGGGAATTCAGTCAGTCTTCGGGTGTACTCAGTCTACATGGACAGCTCCCATTCTTCGGGAAGTGCACAAAGGTTGCGATGTGTGGTATGATGTCACCTAGAAATACACCATATTCCAGTATTGAGGCGGCTATTGAAGTTTCTAGGGCCTTAAGTCATAAACAATTTGGTACGAGAGAGCCTCTTCAACCTTTAGTCATTTCACAAGTTATCACATTTGCACTCGTGTTACTTATAGTTTTAATTCTTATGTACCGTAACAGGAATCAATGAAGTTTGTAGCCAAAGTACACGAACCGATGTATGACTTTAATAACAAAAAATATATACGCTTGATCATTCCCCAAAAAGTTTCGGACATCATCGAACGGATGCATATTTCTAAGAACCATCTCCTCACGAATCAAAATGTGGATGACCCCCTTATTGGTCGTGTCCTTACGATAAAAGTTCCATTCCGATATAGGAGAGTGATGTGTGAAGTCCGTGGACGACCTATACAGTCTCTTATAAAGGGTGATGAAATTGAAGTTGTTATAGACTTCAAGGGTATTTGGAACGTTGGAAATTATTCGGGATTCTCTTGGACACTCTCAAGTTCTTCAGCCTGATTGGGATCAACAGGGAGTTCGATGGTAGTAAGACCACCTTTCTTGAATCCTTCAAAGGTTTGGAGCATACCCTGAAGCCTAAATACTTCTTGGGTCAATTGTTCGATATTCATACGAATCTTCTTAATGTTCTCTTCAACGTCTACTGTAGGCATCTTATATTCATTTAAAGTTTATCCCCTTTAAATAAGTAAACCATGAACGTTCTTACTAGAACTGGATACCTGGTAAGTGAGGGTCCAATCCAGGAAATTAAAAAAGAACTTACGGTAAGACCGGTAGTCAATGGCGACTATGGATTTCCTCCACCACCTTTCAAAGTTTTCAGACCAACTAAGAATGGAGTGTGCGTCCCAAGATTCTACGGAACTACTAAACTTGGGGAACCACAAGAAGACAAACGACCCGAACCTGTCCGTATCAAAGCCACTTTCGTTGGACAGCTCAGAGACGCAACACATCAGAATGAAGCACTCGCAGCAGCAATTCAAGCAGGTCATGGTGTCCTTTCTTTACCATGCGGGTACGGCAAGACGACGGTATCCTTGGCTATAGCATGTAAACTTGGGTACCGAACCATGATCGTCGTTCATAAACAATTCTTAGCAGATCAGTGGCGGGAACGTATTCAACAGTTTTGTCCCGGAGCCACTATAGGTGTTGTCCAACAGAATAAGAAGGAAGTGAATTGTGACTTTGTCATCGCGATGCTTCAGTCCCTTTCTCTTAAGGAATATAACTTCTCTGATTTCGATACCGTTGGTACACTCATAGTGGATGAGGCGCATCATATTTGTGCTAAAGTATTCAGTCAAAGTCTCTTCAAGATGTGCCCCAAACATATATTTGGACTTTCAGCAACTCCAGAAAGGAAGGATGGTCTTACAAAAGTACTTCATTGGTTTATGGGTCCCACCTTTTTTGCAGTTGAACGAAAAAATCAGGAACAGGTTGAAGTTTTCCAGGTTACATTTGAATCCCCAAATTATAGAAACCCCCCACCATCTATGCGAAATGGTAAGATTTCTATGCCTAATATGATTACCCAACTTGTTGAGGACAGGTCTAGAAATATGATGTTAGTGGAACTGGTGAAGAAAGCCTCCTCTGGTACGAGACAATTATTGGTTCTCAGCGACCGTCGCTTTCATTGTGAATTCCTTCACCAGTGTTTCCCTAAAACATCTGGACTGTACATGGGGGGTATGAAAGAGGCTGCCCTCCAGGAGTCTTCAAAGAAGAAGATCATTTTCGCAACGTTCAGTCAAGCGCACGAAGGTCTAGACATTCCAACACTCGATACAGTCATCCTGGCGAGTCCGAAATCAGATATCACACAAAGTATTGGAAGAATCATGAGAGAAACCAAAGGGAAGAAGAATGAGCCTCACATCTACGATGTACATGATCCATGGTCGATCTTTACAGCGATGTATTACAAACGAATGAAGGTGTACCGTCAAGGTGGTTTCAGGATACAGGGAAAGTCTGTGGAAGAGAATAAGAGTGACTTCCCTCAGGGAAAGTGTCTATTTTTATAATCTGATCTTCTATTAAATGTCTGGTGCATTAATACAACTCGTCTCTAAGGGAATACAGGATATGTAGCTCATAAGTGATGAAGGACAATCTTTCTTTCGAATGAAATTTACTCGTCACACAAACTTTTCTCAGTCACCCAAGCTTATCAAAACGATATACGCTGAGGATGAAACAATAACTATACCCATTCTTGGTGATATTATAAACGCGGTATGGGTTCAGGGTTCCAATAAATTGATGGATATGTTTGTCAATTCCACAATTGATTTATACATTGGGGGTCAAAAGGTGGACTCACAACATTTTGATTATTATTCTGATATATGGCCAAACTATTTAGCTGATACATATACCAAATCGAAAGAGTTGAATACGAAAATGAGTTCTGTAAATTCGGGGTTCTTACCACTTCAGTTTTTTTTCTGTAATCATAAAGCATTCTTACCCCTTGTCGCACTTCAGAGTCATCAGGTTGAAATAAAAATTAAATATGATCAAACGAGGTTTCCTGAACTTGAACTTACTGAAGATGAAAAGAAGATTGAAGTGTATGGAAACTATATATTCCTCGATAAAGAAGAAAGGGAAAATATCGTCAAACGTCAGATGGATTTGGTTATCACACAGGTTCAGCGCCTAGAGCACCCACTCAATACGAGTGATGGTTACAACTCTGTCGATATAAGTCATTTTAATCATCCGGTAAAATCTTTATTCTTTGGATTTGAATCGAAAACGAATACATATACGACCGATTTTTTTACATTTTCTGGTTTAGATATACATTTAAATGGTACACCTTTACTCGAAAATATGAAACCAATGTATTTTCATACGATCCAGAATTACTATAAATCCAAATTTGGTACATCTGAATTCGACAATACGAATAACATACCAGTCTATACGAGGTACTACGCGTATCACTTTTGCATGAATGCATCACAATATCATCCATCCGGCTCCTGCAATTTTAGTCGCCTCGATAATGCAAAACTCATGATACGTGGTGCATCCGTAGCGGCATCTAGATCTGGTGACCCATTGCATATATATGCTGTTAACTACAATGTGTTACGGATAAAGGATGGTTTAGCAGGAATACTATTCGGAAATTAAATTTACCACAGGTGTTTTAGACCCATGGTAGAATTAACGTTTACATTTACGCCCTGATGGAATCAGAGACGGCGAGTATCATCACGCCGGCAATGAACGCCATGATGACGTAATTTAATTCAGTCTCTTCGAGACCAATCTCAGGCTTCACATTTCTCATGATGGGTGCCTCCTCCGTCTTTGGCCTGACCGGAGGAACCATATCCTCTAGCGGGCAATACGCTATCATTTATATACTAATTAGAGATTAATTTCTGTCTTCTTCTTTCGCCTGGTACGCTTGGTCTTACCTGCATCGACGTTAACTTCCTTAACGTCACCACCAGTGGAATCACCCGATATCGACAT